CTTACAAGAAAAGAAATAGATGCTTTAGGGTATGTAAGTTTTACAGATAGAGGTGGATATAATTGTAGACATGATTGGGTAAGAGCAAAGTGAAAGCATCTGACATACCAAAAGTAACAAACAGTTTTATGAAAACCTTAGCACAACTTGGTATAGATGAAATTCAGCATGATGCAAGTAGAGGTAAGTTTCAAAATGGTGCAAGAAATAAAAGATATAAAAGCGATACTTACAAAAGATATAAAAGAAATAGTATGACTGGTTTTAGAACTGGTAAAAAATTAAAAGCATTTAAAAACCAATCAACTGACACCGAAACTTCTTTTGTCAATATGAAATTAACTGGTAGAACATTAAGGGGTATGAGAGCAAGTTCAAGTAAAGGAACAGCGATCATAACTTATGATAGAGGTGAAATAGTTTTAGGAAATCGTAAAAGAGGATATGACATTTACGATTTGTCCAATGAAAATAAGGAAGTTATTTTAAAAGATTTAGAGAATCTTTATTCACAACGAATAAAGAAATATGTATCTAAAGACATAATAATAAAATAAGGAGGGCAGAATGTCCGAAGAAAATGTAAAAGTAGAAGAACAAGCAGTAGCAGAAACTCCTACACAGGAAAATACTGATAATCAATCAGAAGTCGGTAGTTTAATTGCAGAAAGCAAGAAATACAGACAAAGAAGCCAAGCAGCAGAAGCTGAGTTGAAGGAACTCAAAGAGAACCTCAAACTTCAAGAACAAAAACAACTTGAAGAAAAAGAGGAGTTTAAATCTTTGTATGAAAAAATGAAGGAAGAAAACTCACAGTTAAAACCTGTAGTAGAACAATTTCAGATCCAAGAAAAACAAAGACGAGAACATCTGCTGTCCCAACTTTCAGATGACGAACAAGAAATCTATGCAGACCTGCCAACATTAAAGTTGGAAAAGCACATTGAAAGATTGGGAAATAAAAAAGTGCAAGTATCTGATGCCAAAGAGGTTACTTCAAGTGGAAAGTTTGCTGCAAATAGCAAATGGAGTGATTTGTCAGAAAAAGACAAACAAGAAGCAAGAAAGAACCCTAAACTTTGGAAACAGATCGTAGATGGCTATAGAAATTAAACCTTAAAGGGAGAGTAAATAAAATGGCTGATGGAAATGTTACAGTCACTACAGCTGCTGAATAGATTGGCAGCTATAAATCGCTGAATTAAGCTGGAACCCTAAGTCAAGAGATATGGGAATCAGAACCGAAGGATAATCAAAGATTATTCAGGGGCAACGCATAGAAGTTGAAAAGATATAATACTTCCAAGAGACAGCGACACATAAAGGTTAGCCGCCTTATAGTGAAAAGATATGCTGAACTTTATTGAAAAATAAAGAAGTCAATGATAAAAAACTTTGACGATAACAACTGAATTTTATTCCTGAAATGTGGAGAGATGCGATTCTTGACTATGCTGAAAGACAATTTCAGTTAAGAAATCAAGTTCTTGACTTTTCAAGTATGTTAGCAGGTGGTGGGGACATTCTAAATATACCTAAGGTTACTGAAGAAACTGCTGCAGCTAAATCTGCAGGAAGTGCAGTAACATATACTAACAACACAG